TAGCCAAATCGGTGGATACACTGGGACAGCTTAGTCCCGCCGAGTTCAGTGCAATCGGTCAGGGGTGTAACTCCCCTGCAAGTCGCCAATACAAACTACCCCAACGATAACCGTTGATTGACCAGCAACCTTGAGAAATACCGTGGATGCGCGAGCTAAAAGCGGTGGTAGTCAAGCCGGAGGGGATTGTTGCAATGGTTATCTGCGGGGTTCCCCCCATTCGGGGGCTAGGGGCGAGCACATAGCGTGCCAATGTCGCAGCTAATCCGCCCGGCTGCGGGCTGTGAAAGATAGCAAGGGAACTAGGAAAAAATATGAGAATTATTAAAGTTTGGGGTTGACAAGTGCCGATAATTATTATATAATGGGAAACATGAACGATAAAGAACTACGAGAGAAAACGAAGCACCGAACATTTACCAGCATGGCGGCACGTCGGCGGTGGTGGGCTTTGCATTTACAGATTGAAAAGAATAAAAAAATTAATGATTGGATGAACGGAAAAGAGGAAAAAAATTAAAGTTTGCCCTTGACAAGTGCCGATAAATATAGTATACTTAAAGAGTCTTAATTAAACAGGAAAAGGAAAAACGATGGTTAGAAAAGCAACAGACACAAACGGCAGAGACCACGAAATTCACGCTTGGTACTTGGCTCGTAATGGCTGGGAATACTGGCAGACGGAACAGGCTGATGAGCATGGCTATGCCTTCGGTTATGTAATGGGCGATGCGTGCGAATGGGGAAGTTTTAATATCCACGAGATTAAAGAATTCCTGATGAGCCACGCAGTCGGCAACGAGTTGTTTGAATTGGCTCCACCTGCTGACGGTTGCCTTAGTTGGGAATGGCAAGAAAATTAGAAAAAAGTTAAAGTTTGGGGTTGACAGTAGCCGATAAATACTGTATAATGAGACTTGTTAGTTAATTGTTTTTGGAAAGGAAAGAGATTATGAAAACTCTCAATCAAGTGAAGTCTGGTAAGGTTGTCAAGTTCGGTTACGACAAAGGCAACAACAGCCCGTATTACGGGAAAGTAGTAGAACAACGTGACTTGAAAGAGCGTCCGTTGAGTCGTGACACGATTGCGAAAAATCCATACTTGGAGCGTTCGCAGTACCTGACCACTGTCGCCCTTGCTGGCGATGGTAAGTCTGGAAAGACTGACTACTCGGCACACTACGGTCAATTTTATGACGGTCGTGCGTTGACGGTCAAACGTGTTGGACTGATTCAACGGTTGTTCATGTTCCTGTCTGGCATCCGTTATGGGCTGTAAAGCCTTGACGGAAAAGTAGGCAGGACTTAGTAGCCCAATTAAAGCCTCCTGTCTCATAGCTCGACGGAGCGACTGAGAGAAGGGTTCCACTGAGGCGTAAGCCAAATCCGGTTCGCTGGCCGAACTTAAAAAAGGACGCAGTGCTTAGTGGAAGATGTGACGGCTTAACATCCTACTAAATAATACAAACGGGACTAGCTAGCAATCAAGTGAACTTAATCCATTGCTCAGAGGTTGCCGCGCATGCAGGCTTTGGATTGTCCCAATAATACAAATCGGTTGGGTAGCTCCCGCCGATTGGAAGGTGGCTGAATACCGCAGCAAGCAAGAGGCGGTAAGGCACGCGAACCACGGAGTATGTCCAAATGGATGAGGCTGTGGTAAGTGGTACGAAGTAGGGAAGCCTGTCAAAGGGTGGACAGATCTTGCCCTGAAAAGTTGGTGGTAACATAACTGTAAATCCACCCCTTCCATTTTTATATTTCCTTTCCCCCTCGCGGCCTCTGAGCCGTGGGGGTTTTTGGCATGCAATGTGCGGCCCCCTAGTGCCCCCCGGATTAGGGGTGTACCGGCTAATCCGTTCCGGCACGCGGCCTTGAAGTATAGCAAGCAATTTGGGATATTTTTTGGTTTTTATTGAAGTTTATGCTTGACTCTGGACGATAATATAGTATACTAAGAGAGTAACAAACAGGAAAGGAAAATGTTATGTTGAAATTCTCAAACGCAAACGCAAAAACTGAAGCACTGAAGCAGGTTCCCGAATTGGCTAGGTTCCTGAGTGACAAGCGTAAAATCTATTCGCTAGACTTGCTGTCTGGCTACTCATGCCCGTATGCTGAAAAGTGTCTGTCTAAGGCTGTCGTTCAGGATAATGGAAAGCGTAAAATCCGTGACGGTAAAAAAACTGAATTCCGTTGTTTCTCGGCTAGTCAAGAAGTACAGTATACCAACGTCTACAATCTACGCAAGCACAATTTTGACCTATTGCGTAACTTGTCAACTGGTGAGATGATTGACCTGTTGAATGATTCATTGCCTAAAAATGCCGGTATTGTCCGGATTCACGTCGCTGGTGATTTCTTTAATCAGTGGTATATGGAAGCGTGGTACATGGTAGCCGCACTGAATCCGCATATTCTATTCTATGCTTATACTAAGTCTCTACGTTTCTGGCTTGCGGTTAATGAGTTTCCTATATTAGAAAACTTTGTTTTGACTGCATCATACGGCGGACGTGATGACCGCTTGATTAACGAGTTCGGTATGCGTTCCGCTAAGGTTGTATTCAGTGAAGCAGAAGCAGAGGAATTAGGTCTGGAGATTGACCACGACGATAGCCATGCGGCACGTCCGTCGATGCGTGACCAAGATTTTGCCCTGTTGATTCACGGCACTCAACCGGCGGGAAGTGAAGCCGCTACAGCGTTGAAAGAGTTAAAAGGTAAAGGTTCATATTCTAGAAAAAAGGTAGGTGCAAAATGACAATGCGAATTATCTCAACAGATTGTACAGCAGAGCAGAGTGAGCAGGATATGCCTGAACTGCTGAAGATCCATAACGAGTGTCTGAAAACTGAAATGATGTGGGAGTTTTTTGGTGGTGTTATCACACTGAATAACGGAAACAAATACCAAGTAGCGGAGTTTGAATAATGAGTTATAAAATTGAAAAGAGGGAAGTAAACGTGTCTACTGATGAGTTGCTTAGACGGATTGAAGAAAACGAGATCTTTATCGGAGACCCCGAGAACTTGGGATCTACCATGCATAACCTAGCTATGCGTATGCAAGTCACGAATAAGATTAGATCTTTAGTAGAAGAGATTAATAAAGGTGAAAGCTAGGGCGCCGCACATTGTGTGCCAAAAGTTTTTCGGGATTTATTAAAGTTTGCCCTTGACTTGTGCCGATAATATGTTATAGTATAGGAGTGGAAAGGAAAGAGTTATGAAAAAGAAATCAACCAAAATTGTAATTAAGGCTAGCGATATTAACGTATCAATCGGCCATCGTCAGCATCAGTCCGGTGGTGGTGCGCATGATGATCGTCCGCGCCGTCAGCGTACAAGAGCGGCAAAAAATAACCGTGCAATTCGAGAATTTTATTAAAGTTTCTTCTTGACATTGCCGATAAATATAGTATAATGAGAGAGTTGTTTAAGGAAAGTTTTTCAGAAAGGAAAGAAGATGGAAATCGAAAAATCTTCAAAGACCGTGTTAAAATTTGGTGAGGGCGTTTATACAAATATCTATGTGTCGAGTTACAGCGAGAACGTAGAGATTGACTTGCAGGCAACAGATGAGAATGGAGTAGTCCATCACTACGAAATTTTCCTGCCGCTTGGCAAGGCTGAAAAGTTATCGCAGGAGCTGTCTGGCGATATTGCTGGCTACCATGAGGAGCAGCGTAAACGGGAAGAAGAAAGAGCAGCAGAAGAAGCAGAAGTTTAGGAAAGTCTCAATTTTTATAAGGAGAATTTGATTATGGCTAAGTATCCAAAAGTAGGTGAACGTGTTGCCTTCTCGTATCATGGAAAACCCCGTGTTGGTACTGTTGAGGATAAGACTCGCAAGTACATGACTCTGGAACACTTTGATACGAAGTCTGGACGACAATACTCGAACTTTACGTTCGCAAAGATTGACGGTCAGGCAGGCAAGGACACGGGCATCACTACTCTGTAGTATCCTTTCCTTGAGTGTTTCCTTTCCTGAGTCCCTGCCGGTTTCGGCTGGCGGGGACTTGAAAGGGTTTTTAGAAATAGGAGAATATATGAAGACATTAGGGATTAACAGCGTTGTTAAGGTTGATGAAACCAAGGCGACTGTCACCGGCATCACACACACTAACGTGGAACTGACCACGGAAGAAAAGAACCCAAAGACAATGAGCTTCACATTTGAAGCTGTCAACGTCATGTTAGATAAAGGAAGCATGACTGTGTTAGAAGCATAACTCGCGTGTGTGTGTTTGTGTGCGAAGACCCTCTGCTGGCCCTGCCGGTGGGGGGTTTCTTTTTGGCATGCTATGTGCGGGCCCCTTGCCCCCCATTCGGGGGTGTACCGGCTAAACCGCCCGGTTCGGGTCTATGAAGGATAGCAAGCATTTTTGCAAAAAGTCTAAAGATTAGTGTTGACAACAGCCGATATATATAGTATAATTAAGGAACATAAGGAGACATACAATGATTGATCCGAAGAAGCGTGTGCAGGTATACTATAATCTGCATAAGAAATGCTGGAGTGTCCGACAGTCTGGTCGTGTTGTTAAGCATACTGATCGTGTGATACTGCGTGATGTGAGATTTCTGGTCGGCAAGGCTGGTAGGGAGAAGGTGCTGAGGGAGCAGCGTAAAAATGTACACGCATACGCAAGCGGCTATGTGTGTCAGATGGAGGATGTGCCGATGATCCCTGAGCGTATAGCTGAGGTTACTTATAATCCGTATAGGAATGAGACGTTTGTATATGTTGATAATGGCAAGGCGTGTCTGACTGCGGATTATGCCGAGCTAGAGGTAAATAACAAGAGGCCAAAAGTTGAAGGAATTTGGCAATAATGTTAAAGATTAGGCTTGACAAGAGCCGATATATATTGTATACTAATGAAGTAAGGTAAGTTGGTTTTTCTTAAGGAGAGTTATTATGGCTCGTACTGATGTTGTGGAGTTTGTCAAAACGTGGCAGGCTAGTGATAGTCGGCAAGAGGTTGCTGACAAGTTGGACGTTACTTACGGCTCTATCGTAAGTCGTGAAAAGACCCTGCGGAAGCATGGTGTCAATCTGAAAGTGATGGCGAAACAGCCACGCGGTATTCAGATCAACGCTAATGCTCTTAATGACCTGATCGCTGAGATCGACGGTTAGGAGGTTTATGATGCCGAAGTATTATGTGCTTTCCGGCTACATAAACGAAGTTATCGAGGCTGAGAGTCCTTTAGGTGCGTGTGTCAAGGTTGTTCAAAAATATGAAGCTGACGACCACAAGATGCAACATCTACTGGACTTTGCGGTCTCGGAACGAGGGCTGTGGCACGATCAGTTCGATCACGAGTGTGATTCGGTTGTCGATCTTGCCACTGTCCTAGAGAGTGCCGGATGGGAATTGGAATAGGGTTGACTTGCCCTGCCAAATATGGTAGAATAAGTTATTGTTTACTGTGTTCTAGAAAGGATAGATTATGTTAGGACAAGAAAAAAAAGATAGTTATGCTGGGGACTTCGTTCATAGCAATCAAAACATGAATGACCGTTTTAAGAACGTGTCTAGTTTGTGGATTGATAAGTGCATGGACTATGATACGGCTATGGACAAGATGGCTGACGATCAGCGGAAGATTGAAGATATCCGCGCTCCTCTGAGCCACTTTACGCCGACTGTCAATGACAACGGTGAAGCGTGTTTGCGTTACCATGACGGGCGTGAGTTTATCCCGACTGACCATGCGTTAAAAAATATCGCTGTGGCTGGTCGTACCTCTGACTGGTTCTTGCGGGACTTGCGTACAGACAAGACCCATACCAGTAAAGACGAGGTTCTTTACAAGCGTGATTCGGCTGACTCTGAGTTGCTGGTTCATTGCTTAAATCAGACTTTATGGCGTTCCGACCGATTCGATCAAGACAAGGAACGGTTGTGGCGTACATGGTCTGATGGTTCTCTTCGTGCCATGCTTTCTGATAAGTATGCTGTGGTAAATAACTCTTGGGTTATGGAAGTAATCCGTGAGGCTATCCCTGCCGGTATGCTTTCTCATTGGCGAGGCGATGCCGACAATATCTACGGCAACGTACTAATCCCTGATTCTATCCGTCAGGAAGATGATTCCGATTACGGTGGGATGCTGTCGATTGGTAACTCTGAGATTGGTATGCGACGAATTTCGTCAACGCCGTCTGTATTCCGCGCAATCTGCATGAATGGCTGTATCTGGGATCAAGAGAAAGGTAAGTCTGTTCGTCAAGTACATCGTGGCGAGTTGGATTTGCAGTTCCTTAAACACCAGATTATAGAGAATCTCAACGCCCAAATTCCTCTGATGGATCAAGGTGTTGACTTACTGCTGAAGTTGCGAAGCTATGGCAACGATGGTGTTCCGATGTCTAAGATTGTCGGACAGGTTTGTTCTGACCTGCGTGTCACGAAGAAACATTCTTTTGGTGTTCTCAAGGCTTTTGCTGTCGAGAAGGATGAAGTTTCGGAATTGGCTAACAGTGCCTTTGGTGTTGCTAACGCCTTTACCCGATTCGGTCAGACTCTCGGTGATGATGGCTGGGTGAAGTTCGACGAGGCTGGTGGCAAGATTGCCAACATGACCGAAGCGAAATGGAACTCGACCGTTAAGCGTGCGAAAAGCATTACTGAAAAAGAACTCGAAAAGATATTTGGATCTGTAGCATGAGCATAATCTCAGTGGGCTGTTTGCTTGGCCTGCTGTGGGGTTTATGTTTACTCTTACATGACAACGCCAAGTAAGAAGAGGGCCTGCGTGGAGCGATCTGCGCGGGCCTTTTTTCATTTTTGGGGTTGACAAAGCTGGGGCAATGTGCCCTAGCATAGTTTGTGCCAAAAGTCAAGAAAAAACTATTGCAATCCGCGACTTTTTCCGATATAATAGTATAGGGTGTGTACCCAGTAGGCGTCTCAGCTAAGGCTTTCGGGCGTCTTTATAGTGTCTTATAGCAAGTGTCTGGCGACTGTCAGGGAAAGTATTTAGCAGGTAGAAAATGGATATAGTGAAGAAATCAAAAGTAGAAGTAAGGGACGAAACTCTGTGGGCTGTCAAGGAGGCTCTGGATAACTCTGATGGGTTTGTTATACATATCTCTTGGATTGATAGTGAGGGTATAGTCAAGCATTATAATAGTCAGAGGGATTTCTTAGTAGAGGATTTAGGAGGAGTCAAGAACAATGTCAATGCCTTTATTGATAGTAATTATCAACAGAATGTAAAAAGAGGCTGAGGGGGATAGTGAAAAAGTGCTATCGGGTATAGTGCTGTCTCACCTTATCCGACCGGATTGTTCGTAAATGTTTCATAGCAAGTGTTTTTGAGTGTCTGGGTCTTATCCTGACAAATAAAGGGGGCGTGTCTACGTCTCACCAAAACCTACAGAATGTGTCTGTGAATGTTCTATAGCAAGTGTTTTTAACAGGGAGAATAAAGAGTGTTACCAGTAGTGTCTGCGGAGGTTGCCGCACAAATAATGAAAATAATGAGGGAGCCTGATAAGATCAGTGATAGTTGGCTGGAGATGGCAGTTAGTAATCAGGACTTATTTGAGAATATAACGGACATTGCCGCTGTAGCTTCTATGCACAAGAGAGATAAGGGCGAGATGTTTCTCAGGGGAGCTATGTATGTATGGGAGTGTTTAAGAGTACAAGATGAGGTTGATGATATGAACCAAGAATGGGGCATATAAGAAAGAAAGTAATTTGGCTTTGCCTGTGGTTATCCTCTTACTCCACAACATCTATTATAAACGCCCACTTAAATAGACGGTTAAGTATTATATACACCTAATGATAGGAATTAAACCCCAATCTTATTTCCCTCTCTGCAAAATAACGAAGCAGTAGTCTGACTGGCTACAAATCACCATCGTTATTGTTTCTGTAAGTACGCATTTTCCCCCTGACGCTCAGATGGTAAAAAAAAGAGCGATTTCCCCTTAATCCACAAAATAAGGAGCCTAGAGCCAGTATAGGATTGCCACTCTCTAGGATTTATTGTTGAAAGCAACGGACTATTTCACCGGCCTTTCTAACATCCAGATTATAGACACCACAGAGTTTCCTCCTCAGTTCTTTTATAGGTTCTGGTACTATACCTTTGTCCATATAGGGGACTATGTAAAGGAAAGTGTGGATACTTCCCTCTCTACGACATTATATCACTAAAAGTTGCCCATTTCCTCTTGACTCCCCCTTCTTTTCCTGTATAATATAGGGGAGTAGATTCCAGTTTGCGGGTATTCTGCCCTTATTCTGTCATTCATGCGGCAAGTTTGTGGGTATATCGCCCATTTATTTGCTTATTGTGGGTGGGCGAGGTTCAAATTAAGGAGAAAATTAACTGTGGCAAATCCGATAGACCTAACATCCTATGTAGCAGGAGCGAAAAACGCCCTAAACTACAGGGGATTCGACGATTATATGGTATACTATACTCTACTCTCTATGGGTATACCTCCTAGTGCTATAAAACATATAGGAAGAGAAGAAAGAGAGAAACAAGGGGAATTAAGTGGAATTAAAGAGAATAAAAAAGATAATTAAAATACCTCACACTCAGGCTATGATAGATAGGGCGGTTTCAAAGGCAAAAGCTCTTGGTAGCATCAACAATTCCATCCTACAGGGAGGTGGTAATATAGCTGGGTATCTTGGTGAAGAGGCTGTTGCTGACTATATCGGAGCTAATATCATTAGTTGTGATGAGGGCAATGATAAGTACAACCATGACATACTCTATGGGGATGATAGGTTAGAAGTAAAGACAAAGAGAAGGACAGTTCCCCCTAAAGACTTTTACGATGTATCTGTTGCTGAGACTAGCAAACATCAAAGACCCGACAGTTACATATTTGTGAGTTTAGAGTTTGACAGGGTAATTGGTAAGGGCAGGAGTAAGAAATACTACGGTCTTAAACATGTATGGTTATGTGGGCAGATGGACGCAGATGAGTATTTTGAGAGGGCGACTTTATGGGAGGCTGGCAGGGTGGATTCTAGTAATAACTTCAAGACTCATGTTAATATGTACAATCTTCCGATAAAATCTTTGGATTTCCTAAAGTATTCCGAGAAAAACTGCCGATAATACTTGACAGGGCGGGAGTTTTGTGGTATACTTAGGGAGTCTTTTAGAGAGGGAGGTTTCTAATGCGTTGGTTCGAGAAAGAGTTTGGGGAGGATGTCCCCGCAGACGAAGTTAGTCTTATGCTTCGTGAGTACGTCAAGCGTGGTATCGTTGAGCAGAGTATCGACGAGAACGGTGAGTTTGTATTCTCACTGACTGAGCTTGGTGAGCAAATCTTCAGTGATCTTAATAGAGGAAATAAGGATGGCTAAAGTAGTTATTGAATTAGAGTTTGGTAGCAAAAGTACAGACACAGAGCCAAAGGTTCTTAATTGTGATGTATATGACTACTTAGAGGATTTAATTGCAGACGAGTCACTAGACTACACTGTGTACGATGGTGATAAGATTTATGGAGTAATTGACTATAAGGAGTATGTGTCGAGTTGAATATATTTTATTTAGATAAGTCTGCTGTCATTAGCGCACAGTATATGTGTGACAAGCATGTAGTCAAGATGATATTGGAATCTGCACAGTTACTTTGTACCGCACACCATGTGTGTCCTAGTGGTGTGGAGTTTCCAGAGAAGTTCTACAAACAAACGCATGTGAATCATCCATCGGCTGTCTGGGCTAGAACCAGTGCAGACAATTACTTGTGGCTCACGGCTCACGCCAAAGCCCTGCTCAGTGAATATACTCACAGATATGGCAAGCAGCACGCAAGTACATCTGTTATTCGTTGGTGTTCTGCAAATGTTCCTAACATACCAGATATAGGACTTACAGAGATGCCACAATGTATGCCAGATGAATACAAAATGGATGACCCAGTGTCAGGTTATCGTAAATACTACAAACATGGAAAAGCACACCTGCATAATTGGAAAAACAGACCTGTGCCTTCTTGGATTTAATTGGGAGATTAAAAATGGGATTAGATCAATATGCAACAGCCCGTAAGGGTGAAGGAACTATCGACGAAGATGGTTATACTTACTACAAGGATAGCATTGAATTAGCCTATTGGCGTAAACATCCAAACCTTGAGGGGTTTATGTCAAACCTTTACTATGAAAAAGGTGGAGAAGATGAGTTTAACTGTGTGGATTTAGAGCTAGATGAAGAAGATTTAGACAGACTTGAGGAGACTCTTGATTCCAATGAGTTGCCTGAGACTTCCGGTTTCTTCTTTGGTAATAATTCTGACGACCATTATGCAGAGGCAGATCGTGAGTTTATCGTGCAGGCTCGTGCCGCACTTAAACAGGGATATACTGTTGTTTATACAAGCTGGTGGTAAAACTATGGACAATCTAGACTTTGAATTAGAGTGTATATGTAACCACTGTGGTTATGCTGAAAATATACTGGTACATGAGTGTGACTATATAGCATGGCATAATGGAGTATTTGCCCAAGATGCTTTTCCCTATCTGTCAGCAGATCAGAGGGAGCTTATGATTAGTAATACTTGTGGAAATTGTTTTGAGATGTTTTTTGGGGAAGAGGGTTAAGATGAACTTAAAAGAAATGATTGATGATAATATGGCAGTCTTAGAGGCTGAGTCAAACCATAAAGAGATGTTAGGAAAAGAAAAGCTACAACGCCAGCGTGAGGCACTTATAGAAATTCGTGACGAAATTAAACCAGTTATTGAGGAAGCTGGGTATAGCATTGAGCTATGGAAGAATAGCGAAGTATTTGCTAGGAAGATTCGTACATATGAAGAAGGTTGCCAACAGTCAAAGAAACAAGCGTGTTTTCTCAAGATAGAATTTGAGGATTCCAGACATCTCAAAAACACTGGTGAGAGTGAGAGCTTTTACGCTCCAGATACAAGATATGCTGGACAACACTGTGGTAGTAACGCTCCTGCTTACATCAAGTTTACTTGGGATGATGATAAAGGTTTGTACCATATAATCCCTAATGTAGCTTATGAGTGGAATAAGGAGATTAAAGAGCTTGATCCATTAACATATAAAGAGCTAACAGGTACTAAGGATATGGTTATTGAAAGATTGGCTATTGTTCTTGCTAACGCTATGAGATACGAGAAGATCGAGGAAATTCGGTTTGCTAAACACCAAGAATGGAAAGAATCATTGGAAAAAAGCTAAAGTTTTCCCTTGACAGATGACGATAAGTATGGTATAATCGAAGAACTGGCGAGGTCACAATTCCGGTGTGATCCAAAACCGTAACCGAGTAGCTTGGAGGTGTGCATGTCTTATGCTACGTCAAGTCGGTAAGCCAGTTTTTATTTAGGAGATTGAAGATGAGTAGTACAGTAGTAATATATTTAGATTTTGAACGTGACGATATTGATGATATAGATGTATATGAATATCTAAACGAGCTAATGGATAACAATGATTTAGATTGGGAGATTGGTACAACATGTCGCATTTAACAAATGAACAAGTTACTGAAGATGATCTAATTGAAATGTTTGGACTTGAGTGGGTAGATTATGTGGAGTACCTCGAAGATGCCTAAGTATAGAATTATTGTACAAGAAACTAAGTCTTATTTTATAGAAGCTGATAATGAAGAATTGGCTATGGATAATGTTAATAGTGATTTAGAAACTCTAGTACAAAGCTGTACGTTAGACCGTTTTGATATTCAGGAGGTTGAAGATGAGTGAAATTAGAGATAGAACACTGACCATAAGTAAACATGAGATAGT